CTGATTGTCCGTCTCCGGTCGCTGGGTGAGCAACTGAACCGTGATGTCAGCCTGACGGGGACGAAAGAAGAACTGGCGCTCCGTGTGGCAGAGCTGGAAGAGGAGCTTGATGACACGGATGACGCTGCCGGTCAGGATACCCCTCTCAGACCGGAAAATGCGCTGACCGGACATGAAAATGAGGTGGTATCAGCGCAGCCGGATACCATGATTGATACGGCTGCTCTGGTCACGGTCGTGGCACTGGTGACGCTGCATACTGATGCACTTCACGCCACGCGGGATGAACCTGTGGCATTTGTGCTGCCGGGAACGGCGTTTCGTGTCTCTGCCGGTGTGGCAGCCGAAATGACAGAACGTGGCCTGGCCAGAATGCAATAACGGGAGGCGCTGTGGCTGATTTCGATAACCTGTTCGATGCTGCCATTGCCCGCGCCGATGAAACGATACGCGGGTACATGGGAACGTCAGCCACCATGACATCCGGTGAGCAGTCCGGCGCAGTAATACGTGGTGTTTTTGATGACCCTGAAAATATCAGCTATGCCGGACAGGGCGTACGCGTTGAAGGCTCCAGCCCGTCCCTGTTTGTCCGGACTGATGATGTGCGGCAGCTGCGGCGCGGCGACACGCTGACCATCGGTGAGGAAAACTTCTGGATAGACCGGATTTCGCCGGATGATGGTGGAAGCTGTCATCTCTGGCTTGGGCGGGGCGTACCGCCTGCCGTTAACCGTCGCCGCTGAAAGGGGGATGTATGGCCATAAAAGGTCTTGAGCAGGCCGTTGAAAACCTCAGCCGTATCAGCAAAACGGCGGTGCCTGGTGCCGCCGCAATGGCCATTAACCGCGTTGCTTCATCCGCGATATCGCAGTCGGCGTCACAGGTTGCCCGTGAGACAAAGGTACGCCGGAAACTGGTAAAGGAAAGGGCCAGGCTGAAAAGGGCCACGGTCAAAAATCCGCAGGCCAGAATCAGGGTTAACCGGGGGGATTTGCCCGTAATAAAGCTGGGTAACGCGCGGATTGTCCTGTCCCGACGCAGGCGTCGTAAAAAGGGGCAGCGTTCAGCCCTGAAAGGTGGCGGCAGCGTGCTTGTGGTGGGAAACCGTCGTATTCCCGGCGCGTTTATTCAGCAACTGAAAAATGGCCGCTGGCATGTTATGCAGCGTGTGGCCGGGAAAAACCGTTACCCCATTGATGTGGTGAAAATTCCGATGGCGGTGCCGCTGACCACGGCGTTTAAACAGAATATTGAGCGGATACGGCGTGAGCGTCTTCCGAAAGAGCTGGGCTATGCGCTGCAGCATCAACTGAGAATGGTAATAAAGCGATGAAACATACTGAACTCCGTGCAGCCGTACTGGATGCACTGGAGAAGCATGACACCGGGGCGACGCTTTTTGATGGTCGCCCCGCTGTTTTTGATGAGGCGGATTTTCCGGCAATTGCCGTTTATCTCATCGGCGCTGAATACACGGGCGAAGAGCTGGACAGTGATACCTGGCAGGCGGAGCTGCATATTGAAGTTTTCCTGCCTGCTCAGGTGCCGGATTCAGAGCTGGATTCGTGGATGGAGTCCCGGATTTATCCGGTGATGAGCGATGTCCCGGCACTGTCAGATTTGATCACCAGTATGGTGGCCAGTGGCTATGACTACCGGCGCGACGATGATGCGGGCCTGTGGAGTTCAGCCGATCTGACTTATGTCATTACCTATGAAATGTGAGGACGATATGCCAACACCAAATCCTCTGGCACCGGTGAAAGGGGCCGGGACCACACTGTGGGTTTATAAGGGGAACGGTGACCCTTATGCGAACCCGCTTTCAGACGTTGACTGGTCGCGTCTGGCTAAAGTTAAAGACCTGACGCCCGGCGAACTGACCGCTGAGTCCTATGACGACAGTTATCTCGATGATGAAGATGCGGACTGGACCGCGACCGGACAGGGGCAGAAATCTGCCGGAGATACCAGCTTCACGCTGGCGTGGATGCCCGGAGAGCAGGGGCAGCAGGCGCTGCTGGCGTGGTTTAATGAAGGGGATACCCGAGCCTATAAAATCCGCTTCCCGAACGGCACGGTCGATGTGTTCCGCGGCTGGGTCAGCAGTATCGGTAAGGCGGTGACGGCGAAGGAAGTGATCACCCGCACGGTGAAGGTCACCAATGTGGGCCGTCCGTCGATGGCAGAAGATCGCAGCACGGTGACGGCGACAACCGGCATGACGGTGACACCCGCCAGTGCTTCCGTAGTGAAAGGGCAGAGCACCACGCTGACCGTGGCATTCCAGCCGGAGGGCGCAACCGACAAGAGCTTCCGTGCGGTGTCTGCGGATAAAACAAAAGCCACCGTGTCGGTCAGTGGTATGACCATCACCGTGAAAGGTGTTGCTGCAGGCAAGGTCAACATTCCGGTCGTATCCGGTAATGGTGAGTTTGCTGCGGTTGCAGAAATCAACGTCACCGCCAGTTAATCCGGAGAGTCAGCGATGTTCCTGAAAACCGAATCATTTGAACATAACGGTGTGACCGTCACGCTTTCTGAACTGTCAGCCCTGCAGCGTATTGAGCATCTCGCCCTGATGAAACGGCAGGCAGAACAGGCGGAGTCAGACAGCAACCGGAAGTTTACTGTGGAAGACGCCATCAGAACCGGCGCGTTTCTGGTGGCGATGTCCCTGTGGCATAACCATCCGAAGAAGACAAAGCTGCCTTCCATGAATGAAGCCGTTAAACAGATTGAGCAGGAAGTGCTTACCACCTGGCCCACAGAGGCAATTTCTCATGCTGAAAACGTGGTGTACCGGCTGTCCGGTATGTATGAGTTTGTGGTGAATGATGCCCCTGAACAGGCAGAGGACGCCGGGTCTGCAGAGCCTGTTTCTGCGGGAAAGTGTTCGACGGTGAGCTGAGTTTTGCCCTGAAACTGGCGCGTGAGATGGGGCGACCTGACTGGCGCGCCATGCTTGCCGGGATGTCATCCACAGAGTATGCCGACTGGCACCGCTTTTACAGTACCCATTATTTTCATGATGTTCTGCTGGATATGCACTTTTCCGGGCTGACGTACACCGTGCTCAGCCTGTTTTTCAGCGATCCGGATATGCATCCGCTGGATTTCAGTCTGCTGAACCGGCGTGAGGCTGACGAAGAGCCTGAAGATGATGTGCTGATGCAGAAAGCGGCAGGGCTTGCCGGAGGCGTTCGTTTTGGCCTGGACGGGAATGAAGTTATCCCCGCTTCCCCGGATATGGCGGGCATGACGGAGGATGACGTAATGCTGATGACAGTATCAGAAGGGATCGCAGGAGGAGTCCGGTATGGCTGAACCGGTAGGCGATCTGGTCGTTGATTTAAGTCTGGATGCGGCCAGATTTGACGAGCAGATGGCCAGAGTCAGGCGTCATTTTTCCGGTACGGAAAGTGATGCGAAAAAAACAGCGGCAGTCGTTGAACAGTCGCTGAGCCGACAGGCGCTGGCTGCACAGAAAGCGGGGATTTCCGTCGGGCAGTATAAAGCTGCCATGCGTATGCTGCCTGCGCAGTTCACTGACGTGGCCACGCAGCTTGCAGGCGGGCAAAGTCCGTGGCTGATCCTGCTGCAACAGGGTGGTCAGGTGAAGGACTCCTTCGGCGGGATGATCCCCATGTTCAGGGGGCTTGCCGGTGCGATCACCCTGCCGATGGTCGGGGCCACCTCGCTGGCGGTGGCGACCGGTGCGCTGGCGTATGCCTGGTATCAGGGCAACTCAACCCTGTCCGATTTCAATAAAACGCTGGTCCTTTCCGGTAATCAGGCGGGACTGACGGCAGATCGTATGCTGGCCCTGTCCAGATCCGGGCAGGCGGCAGGGCTGACGTTTAACCAGACCAGCGAGTCACTGACGGCGCTGGTGAATGCCGGTGTGCGTGGTGGTGAGCAGTTTGAGGCAATCAGCCAGAGTGTGGCGCGTTTCTCCTCTGCATCCGGCGTGGAGGTGGACAAGGTCGCTGAAGCCTTCGGGAAGCTGACCACTGACCCGACGTCTGGGTTGACGGCGATGGCGCGCCAGTTCCATAACGTGACGGCGGAACAGATTGCGTATGTTGCTCAGTTGCAGCGTTCCGGCGATGGGGCCGGGGCATTGCAGGCGGCGAACGAGGCCGCAACGAAAGGGTTTGATGACCAGACCCGTAAACTGAAAGATAACATGGGTACGCTGGAGACCTGGGCAGACAAGACTGCACAGGCATTCAAATCCATGTGGGATGCGGTGCTGGATATTGGTCGCCCGGACTCCTCTGCAGATATGCTCGCCAAAGCTGAAAAGGCTTTTGATGAAGCGGATAAAAAATGGCAGTGGTATCAGAGCCGAAGCCACCGGCGCGGTAAAACGTCAGCATTTCTTGCCAATCTCCGGGGGGCATGGGAGAAGAGAGAGAATGCGCGACTTGGGCTTTCAGCCGCCACGTTGCAGGCAGATCTTGAAAAGGCCAGTGAGATGGCAGCAAAAGATCGGGCCGAGTCTGAGGCATCACGGCTGAAATATACCGAAGAGGCGCAGAAGGCTTACGAACGCCTGCAGACACCGCTGGAGAAATATACCGCCCGCCAGGAGGAACTGAATAAGGCACTGAAAGACGGAAAAATCCTGCAGGCAGATTACAACACGCTGATGGCGGCGGCGAAAAAGGACTATGAAGCGACGCTGAAAAAGCCGAAGCAGTCCGGCGTGAAAGTGTCTGCGGGCGATCGTCAGGAAGACAGTGCTCATGCTGCCCTGCTGACGCTTCAGGCAGAACTCCGGACACTGGAGAAGCATGCCGGAGCGAATGAGAAAATCAGCCAGCAGCGCCGGGATTTGTGGAAGGCGGAAAGTCAGTTCGCGGTACTGGAGGAGGCGGCGCAACGTCGCCAGCTGTCCGCACAGGAGAAATCCCTGCTGGCGCATAAAGATGAGACGCTGGAGTACAAACGCCAGCTGGCTGCACTTGGCGATAAGGTCACGTATCAGGAGCACCTGAACGCGCTGGCGCAGCAGGCGGATAAATTCGCACAGCAGCAACGGGCAAAACGGGCAGCCATTGAGGCGAAAAACCGGGGGCTGACTGACCGGCAGGCAGCGCGGGACGCCACGGAACAGCGCCTGAAGGAACAGTATGGCGATAATCCGCTGGCGCTGAATAGCGTCATGTCAGAGCAGAAAAAGACCTGGGCGGCTGAAGACCAGCTTCGCGGGAGCTGGATGGCAGGCCTCAGGTCAGGCTGGAGTGAGTGGGAAGAGAGCGCCACGGACAGTATGTCGCAGGTTAAAAGTGCAGCCACGCAGACCTTTGATGGTATTGCACAGAATATGGCGGCGATGCTGACCGGCAGTGAACAGAACTGGCGCAGCTTCACCCGTTCCGTGCTGTCCATGATGACAGAAATTCTGCTTAAGCAGGCAATGGTGGGGATTGTCGGGAGTATCGGCAGCGCCATTGGAGGTGCTACCGGTGGCGGCTCATCAGCGTCAGGTGGTGCAGCCATTCAGGCCGCTGCGGCGAAACTCCATTTTGCGACCGGAGGATTTACGGGAACCGGCGGCAAATATGAGCCAGCAGGGATTGTTCACCGTGGTGAATTTGTCTTCACGAAGGAGGCAACCAGCCGGATTGGCGTGGGGAATCTTTACCGGCTGATGCGCGGCTATGCCACCGGCGGTTATGTCGGTACACCGGGCAGCATGGCGGACAGTCGGTCGCAGGCGTCCGGGAAGTTTGAGCAGAATAACCATGTGGTGATTAACAACGACGGCACGAACGGTCAGATAGGGCCACAGGCGCTGAAGGCGGTTTATGACGTAGCCCGTAAGGCGGCAATGGATGTTGTGACCGGGCAGATGCGTGATGGTGGTCTGTTCTCCGGAGGTGGACGATGAAAACCTTCCGCTGGAAAGTGAAACCGGGTATGGATGTGGCTTCGACTCCTTCCGTCAGGGAGGTGCGCTTTGGTGATGGCTATTCCCAGCGAGCGCCTGCCGGGCTGAATGCCAACCTGAAAACGTACAGCGTGACGATTTCTGTCCCCCGTTGGGAGGCCACGGCGCTGGAATCGTTTCTGGCAGAGCACGGAGGCTGGAAAGCCTTTCTGTGGACGCCGCCTTATGACTGGCGGCAGATAAAGGTGACCTGCGCAAAATGGACGTCGCGGGTCAGTATGCTGCGTGTTGAGTTCAGCGCAGAGTTTAAACAGGTGGTGAACTGATGCAGGATATCCGGCAGGAAACACTGAATGAATGCACCCGTGCGGAGCAGTCGGCCAGCGTGGTGCTCTGGGAAATCGATCTGACAGAGGTCGGTGGTGAACGTTATTTTTTCTGTAATGAGCAGAACGAAAAAGGTGAGCCGGTCACCTGGCAGGGGCGGCAGTATCTGGCGTATCCCATTCAGGGGAGTGGTTTTGAACTGAATGGCAAAGGCACCAGTACGCGCCCCACGCTGGCAGTCTCTAACCTGTACGGCATGGTCACCGGGATGGCGGAAGACCTGCAGAGTCTGGTCGGCGGAACGGTGGTCAGGCGTAAGGTTTACGCCCGTTTTCTGGATGCGGTGAACTTCGTCAACGGAAACAGCGATGCCGATCCGGAGCAGGAGGTGATCAGCCGCTGGCGCATCGAGCAGTGCAGCGAACTGAGCGCGGTAAGTGCCTCCTTTGTACTGTCCACGCCGACGGAAACGGATGGTGCTGTTTTTCCGGGGCGCATCATGCTGGCCAACACCTGTACCTGGACCTATCGCGGTGATGAGTGCGGTTATAGCGGTCCGGCGGTCGCGGATGAATATGACCAGCCGACGTCCGATATCACGAAGGATAAATGCAGCAAATGCCTGAGTGGCTGTAAGTTTCGCAATAATGTCGGCAACTTTGGCGGCTTCCTTTCCATTAACAAACTTTCGCAGTAAATCCCATGACAGAGACAGAATCAGCGATTCTGGCGCACGCCCGGCGATGTGCGCCAGCGGAGTCGTGCGGCTTCGTGGTGAGAACGCCGGAGGGGGAAAGATATTTTCCCTGCGTGAATATCTCCGGTGAGCCGGAGGATTATTTCCGGATGTCGCCGGAGGACTGGCTGCAGGCAGAGATGCAGGGTGAGATTGTGGCGCTGGTCCACAGTCATCCCGGTGGTCTGCCCTGGCTGAGTGAGGCCGACCGGCGGCTGCAGGTGCAGAGTGATTTGCCGTGGTGGCTGGTCTGCCGGGGGGCGATTCACAAGTTCCGCTGTGTGCCGCATCTCACCGGGCGGCGCTTTGAGCACGGGGTGACGGACTGTTACACGCTGTTCCGGGACGCTTACCATCTGGCGGGGATTGAGATGCCGGATTTTACGCGGGAGGATGACTGGTGGCGTCACGGTCAGAATCTCTATCTGGATAATCTGGAGGCAACGGGGCTGTATCAGGTGCCGTTGTCAGCGGCGCAGCCGGGCGATGTGCTGCTGTGCTGCTTTGGTTCATCGGTGCCGAATCATGCCGCTATTTACTGTGGTGACGGCGAGCTGCTGCACCATATTCCTGAACAACTGAGCAAACGAGAGAGGTATACCGACAAATGGCAGCGACGCACACACTCCCTCTGGCGTCACCGGGCATGGCACGCATCTGCCTTTACGGGGATTTGCAACGATTTGGCCGCCGCATCGATCTTCGTGTGAAAACGGGGGCTGAAGCTATCCGGGCGCTGGCCACACAGCTCCCGGCGTTTCGTCAGAAACTGAGCGACGGCTGGTATCAGGTACGGATTGCCGGGCGGGACGTCAGCACGTCCGGGTTAACGGCGCAGTTACATGAGACTCTGCCTGATGGCGCTGTGATTCATATTGTTCCCAGAGTCGCCGGGGCCAAGTCAGGTGGCGTATTCCAGGTTGTCCTGGGGGCTGCCGCCATTGCCGGATCATTCTTTACCGCCGGAGCCACCCTTGCAGCATGGGGGGCAGCCATTGGGGCCGGTGGTATGACCGGCATCCTGTTTTCTCTCGGTGCCAGTATGGTGCTCGGTGGTGTGGCGCAGATGCTGGCACCGAAAGCCAGAACTCCCCGTACACAGACAACGGATAACGGCAAACAGAACACCTATTTCTCCTCACTGGATAACATGGTTGCCCAGGGCAATGTTCTGCCGGTTCTGTACGGTGAAATGCGCGTGGGGTCACGCGTGGTTTCTCAGGAGATCAGCACGGCAGACGAAGGGGATGGTGGTCAGGTTGTGGTGATTGGTCGCTGATGCAAAATGTTTTATGTGAAACCGCCTCCGGGCGGTTTTGTCGTTTATGGAGCATGACGAATGGGTAAAGGCAGCAGTAAGGGGCATACCCCGCGCGAAGCGAAGGACAACCTGAAGTCCACGCAGCTGCTGAGTGTGATCGATGCCATCAGCGAAGGGCCGGTTGAAGGTCCGGTGGATGGATTAAAAAGCGTGCTGCTGAACAGTACGCCGGTGCTGGACAGTGAGGGGAATACCAATATCTTCGGTGTCACGGTGGTGTTCCGGGCAGGTGAGCAGGAGCAGACTCCGCCGGAGGGGTTTGAATCCTCCGGCTCCGAGACGGTGCTGGGTACGGAAGTGAAATATGACATGCCGATCACCCGCACCATCACGTCGGCAAACATCGACCGTCTGCGCTTTACTTTCGGCGTGCAGGCACTGGTGGAAACTACCTCAAAGGGGGACAGGAATCCGTCGGAAGTCCGTCTGCTGGTTCAGATACAGCGTAATGGTGGCTGGGTGACGGAAAAAGACATCACCATTAAAGGCAAAACCACCTCGCAGTATCTGGCCTCGGTGGTGGTGGATAACCTGCCGCCGCGCCCGTTTAATATCCGGATGCGCAGGATGACGCCGGACAGCACCACAGACCAGCTGCAGAACAAAACGCTCTGGTCGTCATACACCGAAATCATCGATGTGAAACAGGGCTACCCGAACACGGCACTGGTCGGCGTGCAGGTGGACTCGGAACAGTTCGGCAGTCAGCAGGTGAGCCGTAATTATCATCTTCGCGGGCGCATTCTGCAGGTGCCGTCGAACTATAACCCGCAGACGCGGCAATACAGCGGTATCTGGGACGGAACGTTAAAACCGGCATACAGCAACAACATGGCCTGGTGTCTGTGGGATATGCTGACCCATCCGCGCTACGGCATGGGGAAACGTCTTGGTGCGGCGGATGTGGATAAATGGGCGCTGTATGTCATCGGCCAGTACTGCGACCAGTCGGTGCCGGACGGCTTTGGCGGCACGGAGCCGCGCATTACCTGTAATGCGTACCTGACCACACAGCGCAAGGCGTGGGATGTGCTCAGTGATTTCTGCTCGGCGATGCGCTGTATGCCGGTATGGAACGGGCAGACGCTGACGTTCGTGCAGGACCGACCATCAGATAAGGTGTGGACCTATAACCGCAGTAATGTGGTGATGCCGGATGATGGCGCGCCGTTCCGCTACAGCTTCAGCGCCCTGAAGGACCGCCATAATGCCGTTGAGGTGAACTGGATTGACCCGGATAACGGCTGGGAGACGGCGACAGAGCTCGTGGAGGATACGCAGGCCATTGCCCGTTACGGTCGTAATGTCACGAAGATGGATGCCTTTGGCTGTACCAGTCGGGGGCAGGCACACCGCGCCGGGCTGTGGCTGATTAAAACGGAACTGCTGGAAACGCAGACCGTGGATTTCAGCGTCGGCGCAGAAGGGCTTCGCCATGTACCGGGCGATGTTATTGAAATCTGTGATGATGACTATGCCGGTATCAGCACCGGTGGTCGTGTGCTGGCGGTGAACAGCCAGACCCGGACGCTGACGCTCGACCGTGAAATCACGCTGCCATCCTCCGGTACCACGCTGATAAGCCTGGTTGACGGAAGTGGCAATCCGGTCAGCGTGGAGGTTCAGTCCGTCACCGACGGCGTGAAGGTAAAAGTGAGCCGTGTTCCTGACGGTGTTGCTGAATACAGCGTATGGGGGCTGAAGCTGCCGACGCTGCGCCAGCGCCTGTTCCGCTGTGTGAGTATCCGGGAGAACGATGACGGTACGTATGCCATCACCGCCGTGCAGCATGTACCGGAAAAAGAAGCCATCGTGGATAACGGGGCGCACTTTGACGGCGACCAGAGCGGCACGGTGAATGGTGTCACGCCGCCAGCGGTGCAGCACCTGACCGCCGAAGTCACCACAGACAGCGGGGAATATCAGGTGCTGGCGCGATGGGACACGCCGAAGGTGGTGAAGGGCGTGAGCTTCCTGCTTCGCCTTACCGTGGCAGCGGACGACGGCAGTGAGCGGCTGGTCAGCATGGCCCGGACGACGGAAACCACATACCGCTTCAGGCAACTGGCGCTGGGGAACTACAGGCTGACAGTCCGGGCGGTAAATGCGTGGGGGCAGCAGGGCGATCCGGCATCGGTATCGTTCCGGATTGCCGCACCGGCAGCGCCGTCGCAGATTGAGCTGACACCGGGGTATTTTCAGATAACCGCCACGCCCCATCTTGCCGTTTATGATCCGACGGTACAGTTTGAGTTCTGGTTCTCGGAAAAGCGGATTGCGGATATCAGGCAGGTTGAAACCACAGCCCGCTATCTTGGCACGGCGCTGTACTGGATAGCTGCCAGTATCAATATCAAACCGGGCCATGATTATTATTTTTACATCCGCAGTGTGAACACCGTTGGCAAATCGGCATTTGTGGAGGCTGTTGGCCAGCCGAGTGATGATGCATCCGGCTATCTGGATTTTTTCAAAGGCGAGATAGGGAAAAGCCATCTGGCTCAGGAGCTGTGGACGCAGATTGATAACGGTCAGCTTGCGCCTGACCTGGCTGAAATCAGGACGTCCATTACGGATGTCAGCAATGAAATCACACAGACCGTCAATAAGAAACTGGAAGACCAGAGTGCGGCAATTCAGCAGATACAGAAGGTTCAGGTTGATACAAATAATAACCTGAACAGCATGTGGGCTGTGAAGCTGCAGCAGATGCAGGACGGACGCCTTTATATTGCGGGTATCGGTGCCGGTATTGAGAACACCCCTGACGGCATGCAGAGTCAGGTGCTGCTGGCGGCAGACAGGATTGCGATGATTAATCCTGCGAATGGCAACACAAAACCGATGTTTGTTGGTCAGGGCGATCAGATATTCATGAACGACGTGTTCCTGAAACGCCTGACGGCCCCCACCATTACCAGCGGTGGAAATCCACCGGCATTTTCCCTGACACCGGACGGAAAGCTGACCGCTAAAAATGCGGATATCAGTGGCAGTGTGAATGCGAACGCCGGGACGCTCAACAATGTCACGGTAAATGAAAACTGTACGATTAAGGGCATGCTGGAGGCGACTCAGGTCAGAGGTGACTTCGTTAAAGCTGTATCCAAATCATTCCCGAAACAGGCTGGTACGTGGGGTAATACGGAAACACCAAACGGGACGGTTACAGTCACCATCAGCGATGATCATAACTTTGACCGTCAAATCATTATTCCGCCCATTATCTTTAACGGAATAGCGTATAGCGATCCGGGAAGTGGTAATAACCCGGGAGGTACAAGATACACGGGTTATGGTTTTGAAGTTCGCAAAAACGGTGTATTAATCGCATCCAGAGAAACTAAAGGGGCCATTCCCGGTAGCTACAGTGCGGTTATTGATATGCCGAGTGGCAGGGGAAGCGTCACTCTGGAGTTTAAGATTTTCCAGAAAGGCAATCAGGGCGCAGGTAACATCACAGACTGTACGGTGATTGTGACCAAAAAAGCTGCTTCCGGTATCAGTATCCGTTGAAATATTTATAACCCCAATACGGGCGCCAGAAATGGCGCCTTTTTTATTTGTGGAGTGAGTATGGCAGTACAGATTTCAGGTGTGCTGAAAGATGGTGCGGGAAAACCAATACAGAACTGCACTATTCAACTGAAGGCAAAGCGTAACAGCACCACGGTACTGGTGAACACGGTGGCCTCTGAAAATCCGGATGAAGCCGGGCGTTACAGCATGGATGTTGAGTATGGCCAGTACAGCGTTATCCTGCTTGTTGAAGGTTTTCCGCCTTCACATGCCGGAACCATTACCGTCTATGAAGGTTCCAGACCAGGTACGCTGAATGATTTTCTCGGTGCCATGACGGAAGATGATGTCATGCCGGAAGCATTGCGTCGTTTTGAGGAAATGGTGGAAGAAGCGGCACGCAACGCCGAAGCCGCCTCTCAGAGCGCAGCGGCGGCAAAGAAATCCGAAACTGCAGCGGCATCATCGAAGAACGCGGCGAAAACCTCAGAAACGAATGCAGCTAATAGTGCACAGGCGGCAGCGACCTCAAAGACTGCATCGGCAAACTCCGCGACAGCAGCCAAAAAATCAGAAACCAACGCGAAAAACAGCGAGACAGCCGCAAAGACGAGCGAAACCAACGCAAAGTCCAGCCAGACGGCAGCGAAAACCAGCGAAACGAATGCCAAAGCCAGTGAAACTGCGGCAAAAAACAGCCAGGTTGCAGCAGCCCAAAGCGAGAGCGCGGCAGCCGGTTCTGCGACTTCAGCAGCTGGATCAGCAACTGCTGCGGCTAACAGCCAGAAAGCTGCGAAGACGAGTGAAACTAACGCAAAGTCCAGCCAGACGGCAGCGAAGACCAGCGAAACGAATGCCAAAGCCAGCGAAACTGCGGCGAAAAACAGCCAGGATGCAGCAGCCCAAAGCGAGAGTGCCGCAGCTGGTTCTGCAAGTGCGGCGGCTTCTTCTGCCACTGCATCAGCCAACAGTCAAAAAGCAGCAAAAACCAGTGAAACCAACACAAAGGCGAGCGAGACTGCGGCGACTAACTCGGCGAAAGCATCCGCTGCAAGCCAGATGGCTGCAAAAGCAAGTGAAGACGCAGCCAGGGAGTACGCAAGCCAGGCAGCTGAGCCGTATAAACAAGTTTTGCAGCCGTTGCCTGATGTGTGGATACCGTTTAATGACTCGATGGATATGATTACAGGATTTGGCCCGGGATATAAAAAAATAACAGTGCGCGATGATGTGGTCACTATACCATCCGACAAAATTGTCCCGTTTTCCCGCGCGAGTTCCGCGACCTATATCAATAAGTCCGGCGCTCTTACCATTGCAGAAATTAATGAGCCACGTTTTGAAAAAGAAGGGCTGTTAATTGAAGGGCAGAGAACAAATTACTTCACAAACTCAAACGCTCCGGAATTGTGGAATAAAAATCCAGGCCTGAAGATAAGCGAGACAAAAACCGATTCCAGGGGTTTTAAATATGCAACGTTTACCCCAGAAAAATATTTAGATAGTTCTGGCTCATATGGAATTATATCAGGGGCAGCAGCAAATAAGATAGCGGTAGTCAAAAATGATGCAGTTACAATATCCTTTAGAGCAAAAGGGGATAATGTAAGATTTGCGGCTAGATTTGATAAAGGGGATTCGCCAGTTGCTGTAGCTGCCATTTTTATTGATAGCGCCACACTAGATACATTCACGTCTGGAGCAGATGCGTCTAATATTGCTGTGAAAAATGTTGTTCGTGACGGTGAGTGGGTTGCTGTAGAGGCTGTTTATAAAGTAACAGACGACTCTACATATATTAACGGCGCCATTCTGATGTCAAACAAACTGGGTGCTAATTTTGATAAGACTAGTTTTATGGATGTAACCACCCCTCAAATAGAGCTAGGTTCTTGCTTATCATCATTTATTGTCACACCAGGTGTTCCTGCGACAAGGGCGAGTGATATGGTTATTTTTTCAACCAGAAATAACATAAGTTCTGTCCCTTTAAGCTGTCTTGTTGAAATACATAAAAATTGGGACTCTACGCCAAATCAGGCCCCACGAATTTTAACCACTATTGGCGTGGCGACTAATGATGAACAACTGGTATTGGCTTTCAGGACGCCTACAAGTCCGGATGTAGAACCTTTACCTTATGTTCAGTTTGGAGTGAGATCTGCATATCTTAGTCCATCTGTGAAGGCCGGGCGCAAAATGATTGCTGGTTTTGTCTGTAATAGCTCGACTGAATTTCGTTGCTGTTGTAATGGTTACCTGTCACCTGTTCAGACTTCGTCATGGAAGAATACCGGAGCTGCACATGAAATACGTATTGGGGGAACTTCTGCTGGAGGAGAACGTCACTTGTTTGGTCACGTTCGTAACCTGAGAATATGGCATAAAGAATTAACTGATGCGCAAATGGGGGAGAGTATTAAATGAAAGATTTAACACTCAAATTTGCAGACAGGGCCGACTTTTCGGCCTTTATGGAGAGCATTGGCTATTATGATGACGAGTTGATGCAGGATGATATTCTTATTGACGTGATAGGTAACGTGTACAAAGAAACCGGAGAACTGACTGAAGATGGCGAACCGGTATGTGTTAAGGAAGACGGATATTTTGTAAACGTGCGCATCATTAATGATGCAAAAAAATCGTCAATATTCGATGAATACGCGGTTGTTGTTGAACATCAACTTCGTGGCTGGATGTGAGGGAGACAAATGGCTACATCGACAGTAATTCCGGGAGACATCACCACGCTGAAGGGAGATGTCAGTAAAGCGAAGGAAGATATTTCCTCAATTAACAGTAAAGTATCAACGCTTCAGACTGATATGACCAGTGCAAAGCAGGATATCAGCTCCAGATACACAAAAACTGAAGTTGATAATAAGCTGAAAAACAAAGTGGAAGTGAACGATCTGGAAAGTGGTCGTTATGGCGGAGATTTTTATCCACTGACAGGTCGTGAAGCGTTTTATTTATGGAATTTGGCCACGACTACAGCGGCGGCAAACCTTTATCTTAATCCTGACCCTGCAATTTCGTCTGTACTGCGGTCAACATCGTCTATCCGCTATAAGCATTCAGTAGAGACGATAGATTCAGAGCACGCCGATCTCATTTTCAGGATGCGCCCTGTATGGTACAGGTCACAATGCGAAAATGACAGGCGTGACTGGGGATTCTACGGATTGATTGCCGAGGAAGTAGGAGAAATTGCCCCTCAGTTTGTACACTGGCGATCAGCTAACGAAGATGATGCACGGGAAGCTATTTCCAGCAATGGCCTTGTTGCCGAAGGTGTAATGTACGAACGTCTGGTTGTTCCACTGATTCACCATATCCAGAAACTGACCGAAAGAGTTGATGAACTTGAGTCAGAATTGAAGTTGTTATCAACTTCCCGAAGCGATATCGGATAAAGGAGGAGTAATGGATATAACACCTTTTCTTCATGCGCTTTGTGCTGTGGCTGCGCAGGTACTGATTGGTCTTTTTACCGGAAACTGGGTTTACGGGGCGATAGCCGGTTGTACGTTCTTCATTGCGCGTGAACACACCCAGGCAGAATATCGCTGGATTGAAATGTTCGGGCATGGCAAGCGAATGAATATGCCGTGGTGGGGCGGTTTTGATTCGCGCGCATGGGATGTGGCAAGCCTGATGGATTTTGCTGTGCCGGTGGTGGCGTGTCTGCTGGTCTGGCTGTTGGTTAATCGTGGGTGA